GAACCACACCCCACATTCCCGTAATCTCATTGAACTGTAGCCAACCATCGCACGTATCAACGATATACTGTAGGTTTTCCATACAGTTTCTGTTTGTGTCGATTGGTCCATGTACTCTATAACGAGGCTGAGTGCTGGTGCCGATACCATTGGCATTTGTATACGTAATCAACTCATCACTGTATGCATTGACTGCGGCTAGTGTGGTCGTGTCGATCTTAGACAGTGGTACCGCGCAACCATAGCGGGTATTGGTCATATAATCTTGAATTACATCACCTGGCTTGGTTAGCGAATTGGATAGTTTGACTCTGAATGAGCCTAGTCCTGTGGTTCCAGCATCAACGTTATATTGGATAGTTACTACCATAAACGCGCAGTTGTCCATGGTGTAGTTTGAATCCCATCCACCAACGTGATACCATGCTGGGTGCGGGGTATTGACACCACTGCTACTACCATTGCTGTATAGATAGATGTGCATATACGGACTGATCTTCGTGTCAGTCTGTGGTGGGTTTGCATTAGTTGTCAGACTTGCAACCTTGGTGTGATCTGTAAAGTCAAATGTTACGAGTTTACCATCATAGTAGATCTCGTCGAATGTATAACCGGCACCATCAGTTACTTCGGCTAGTGTCATCACATATGTCATAACTTTGAAGTCTGTCCATATTTGAGCACTGGTAATGGCTGGTCCAATAAACCCAGTACCATAAACTACGGGTAACTTGTTATTAGTTGCCGGTGGTAATTGAATACGAGTACCCGCATTGGGCACCGTTGATGCGGATTGTGCGCTATTTCGTTGAACTAGGGCGTTGATTGCAGCGAGATATGCTACTGCTACTACCGCATATGCGATATAAACGGAGGCACTGTATGCTAGGTATGGAATCGAGGCATATAGATAGTCTGCGATTATTGTTGCGATTGCTTCGAATATTGCCATGTTAAACTCCCGCTACCCATATCTCTTCGGCTTTTCGATAGCCGAACTTGTCGAAGTGGAGGTCTGGGCTGTTTACCATCTTTGTCATGGTATACATCATGATTCGTCCATCATCAACTAACTTCTGACCAGCAGCATTATATGCCTTGATCAATCGATAACCTGCGGTTGTTCCTCTATGCTCTGGCTCAACCCAAAACAACAACTCTCTCATAACATAGATACCCGGATCCCATATGTTATGATCAATGATTCCTGCGATAATACCAACCGGTTTATTATCCTCTTCAACCACAAACGCCACCCCAGCACCCGCAAGTATATGAGCAAATATCTTATTGATGTATGGCTCATTATCACATTTCTTCATTTGATCAATTGGTGTTGCACCTCTAAAGTTACGCAACATGTCGTTGATTGCTTGCTGGTCGAATTTATTTGCTTCTCTTACTTTCATAATTTATTTTCCTGGTCCACCACCACGATCGCGCCGTGGGGGGTTGGCGATCATACCGGCTGGTCCGTTGTATCCTTGTGGGTCCTTACCAAAGTCGAATGCTCGACCTGATATACTAGGAACCTCATCCATACTAGGGTCATTTGGGTTGAAAAACCTCCAGGACGATGGGTTAGTAAATCGTCCAGCCGTTCTGTTTTCGAGCACTGTCTTGTAACTACTTGCGGTAATTGCAACTGTATAGGTATCGTCCTGGTTCTGTCTATCTTCTTTGATGACGTAGCCTGTTACGATACCAGTAAATCTTGGATACACGTTACCCAAAATATAGTTGTCATCATAGAAGCCACGCAATATCTTTAATTCGCTACCACGAACTTTGTGGGTGAGTACTAGACTAATGTTATTTGCGCCAATACCACTTAGTGATATAGATGTATCTGCAGATGTTACTCGTAGGTCGTGTGGTTGGTTACCGATCCCGAGCAGTCCTCCCATCGGCAAGTAGGTTAATCCGTCAATAACCTCACTCTTATATGCGCTGGAGAAGGTGTATGTGTTAGCGTTAGCGATGTTGCCATACTCGTTAAACACCGTCAATGACACGAATTCCGCGGTATTAATTCGCGGTACGTTAACTACTTCTGGAATTACTGATGTCATTTGATCACCTTTAACTTATTAATCACGCCAAACTTACCATCTCGTACAACTTAAATGAGTCACTGAATTGAATAAGTGCATTGTTGTACACGATGTTACCTATCTTCTTATATCCACCTACAGTTAATTTATACGTTGGCATATTAGTACAAAACATATTGAACTGGCAAGCATTACCAACGATGATGCCATTCCCAACCACACTTGCTGTGATAATGTTTGGTCTGTTAGTTGTAACCACTACTGTAGTGCCAGTACCACGTAATACTGTGCCAACACTAGTGAATGGGTATGGGTTAACACCGGCAGCACCAATCTGAATCAAATCGTTTGGCTTGAACAATACCTTTGTAGATGCTATTGACGGTAGATTGGTGAGTGTGAGTTGATTACCAACAAACGACTGCACGGTGATGCCGTTGATCTGAGATTGATTCATTTGTCCTTGATAGGCAAACATCCAATTCAATTTGTGATTGTCAGAGAATGTGATAATCTCTGGATAGATACGATCAGAGTAATCGAGTGACTCAAGTAGTGCGCGAGCATCGCTGTATTTGAATACTACTGGTACCTCGACAGTAAACTTCCATGGGTTTAATGTTGGGGTCTGTGTAATACGTGGTTCTTCGTTACGTGATACTTGAACACCAACTACCTTACGTCGGTCTATTTGTAAACCATTTGATACGTTTATTATTGTCTGTAGGCCACCCATTATATTAATTCCTTATATTGCTCCGCTATAATTCAATTCTTTCTGTGCAATTCTTACTGATGCCAACATACTCTTTCTGTTCTCTGCAAACACTTGTGCTACGCTCTTCGAGTCAAGCGCACTGATATTGTATGTGGTGTAGTTATTAGTGACCGGCGCACTGCTACCCATGTTTACACCCGAGCCACCACCATTGTTCAATTGATTATTTGGTATGATCGTGCCGGCAGTCTTTGGTATAAACACCTCTGGACCCTTCTCACCAACAATACTTGGCTGATTGACCGGTGGATCACCGCCCCCAGCAAACCCAAGCATAGAAGTAAATGCAGTCATTGCTGTTGACATCAACTTAGTTGCCATTGCCTTCAACTCAATTGCGATCAAGTCTTGAATAACACTAGATGCAAAGTTGTGGAATGAGAATTTGCCAGTCTTAACGAAATTATCGATGGCACTATTCATATTGTCAAATACTGACATGATCTCTTTTTGTGCAACTACGAATGGATCAGCACTACGAGCAATGTCCTCAAATGCCTGCTTCATACCGGCTTGACTGTCGTTTCGGAGTGCTATCTCTTTCTTCATAGCCTCTTTTTTAATCTCATACTTCATATCTTCAGCCGTACGAGTTGCATCTACTTCTTGAAGCAGTGATTGAACCTGAGTTTCCGTAAGTGAAGCATCAAGAGCCATAATCTTATCGATAGTTTCTTGTCGAATGCTTTCAATCTCGGCCGCAGTATGCTTCGCCATTATTATTTGTAAATTGTAGTCTTGAATAGCACCACCCGCTAGCATTCCTTTAGTCTGACCTGCTCCGACGTCTGTCGCTGCGGCTGTTGGTGACAGTAATCCTGCTCCCTTCTGTGCTAATGCATTTATCTGAGCGACGGCTGTTGCTTGGTGTTGGTACTCTAGTGTTTGTTGTTTCAACTTGTCACCAATCATACCAATCAATTCATTCTGATTACGTAGGTCTATGGTGGCTGTCAGTTCTGTCGTTAATAAGTTCAGATATGATGACAACGCCTTATAGTTGACGCCTTGCTGACGCAACTGCTCATTCATTGCTAATGCAGCATTGGTTCTTTCCTTTTCCTTGAGAAGATTCTTGTCAATCTCGACCATTTCTGCTCTATAACCAGCGATCTTCTCCAGACTCTTTTGTGGGCCCTTAGCCTCTTCCGCCGTAATCTGCTGCTGCAATGCTAACTTAGCGTCAGTAGCAGCCTTGTCTAGTGCGGCATCTGCCTTGATAATGTTACCTAGGTTTGTCTCCATGCCAATAGTAGCATTAACGATATCTTGATATTTGAGTGCGGCAATGTTCTTATCCTTCATTGCCTGTAACTCATTCGCTGCTATCTTTGCTGCCTGTTCGCTCGCTGTTAACCATGGGGTATTGTTCTGCATGGTGGTAACAGAAGTATTCATACCGAACATTGGGGTGCTATTATATGCTGCGTTAACGTCAGCAGCGTTAGTTGGTGGTCCCTTTACCTTGCCTGATTCGGTCTGTAATTGTTTTGTCTTGTCGATAGACGAGTCTATAACAGAATTAAGTGTTAGATATGCTGCTCCTGCTGCTGCTACACCAACAGCCAATGCTGCCCAGCCAGCCGGACCACTCAAGGCTAACATAATAGTTTGTAGAGTAATCTCGCCCTTAGTAACTACTTGTAATTCTTTATAGGCTTCGATAAGTCCAAAGACTAACATTGTTGCTTTAGCAAATGCTCCGCCAACTAGGAGAGCAGCCAATACTTCGATAATCTGTCGAGCACCTTCCGCACTCAACTTCATGTCACCAAAACTCTTAATTAATGGTGTAAAGACTTCGAGTGCCGCGGTCTGAAGTTTTTCAAAGTCTCCTCTGAGTACTTGCATAGTCTCGCTGGTACCTTCGAGTGCCTTTTGCAGCGCCTCTGGATCTTTCGTCGACATTATTTCCTGGAACTTAGTCGGATCTAGAGTAGTAATACCCTTACCAAATATGGCAACGGCTTCAGCGGTACGAGTCAGGCTCGGTGGCATGGCTGCTAATTGATCCATTGTCTTACCAAGTAATTCCTTGTCAGTAAGTGTGTGCAAGTCCTGAATAGATATACCGACTGCTTTGAAGGCATTCTCAGCCTTAGAACTACCATTCTTTACTTCTTCAAATGTCTGCGAAAATTTACGCAGCATTGAAGCGGCTTTCTCAGACTCACCACCAGCCCCAACTACAGATTCTGTAAATGCCTTAACATACCCTGCGGTAAGTCCAGTTGCATCACCCAAGTCTGCCATCTGATTTGACATCTCTAGAGCACCCTTAATAAACTCTAGAATACCAACACCAAGGATTACTTCACCAAGTCTCTTTACTCCTTCCGAGAGTTTGTCGACTTGTTCGGCGCCAGCCACTTCCATCGTAATTCTGTATTGGTCTACTGTAGCCATTTGATGTCCTTATATTTTTACCGGAATAGATCCTTTGACGAAAGCCGCAGTATTTGTCTGTGCCAGTGCCGTTTTCTTGACATTGGTTTGTTGACTGGTAATGAGCCTATTATTAACTAGATACTGACTTGGTGCACCACGAACTAGATCAATACCCAATGCTCTACGAACGTGTTCGCGTAACACCTGTATAGTTGGTACTGTCATACCCGCTGGTGCCTTCTTACTCGAACCATTGTCCAATTCTAGAGCATATGGGTAATTGGCATTGATGGTGCCACCACTTAGATTAGTATTATTCTTGGCGTTACCTGTTCGCACGGGTGTGTATGCCTTGAATGTCTCATACGCAATCTTAGCCAATGCTGGCGTTTGAAAGGTTGATTTAACTAGTTGTAGTCTCTCAGTGATGTTGCTCACGTGCCTTCTCCAACATGTCTTGCATCTGATCCTCTGACAAATCATAGATCGACGGATCCAGATTGCCAGTTGACTGTTGCATTTGATACGCCTCTAGTGTCTGCAAAACATCCATGATCATATAATCATAGGTCGTTGCATTGAGTACTACCTGACTAGGTAACATTCCGTACTTCTCTGCAATACGACCTATGGTGATCATTCGGGCTGTGTCCCAGGACTTGGGGTCGATGATTTGCTCTGTGATTTTCCCAAGATCTCTCCAATCTTAGTAATTGCTGCCGCTGCAATGTCGATGGGTAGATCTTCGTTATCTCGAATAGCGGGCGTGCCATCCTCCAATAGAACGAGTTTCTTTACCATCTTCTCTAGTTGGGCAAACTGTTGCTCCTGGCGCGATCCAAAAAAGTCAAAGTATGTACTTAGACTTACAATGTCATACGTCCAAAAGGTAATGGGTTCACCGTACTTTGTGACAAGAGACTCATCGTCCATGTCAATGCGGATTAACTGTGGTACTGCTGCGTACTTGTTGATATTCATTTATTGCTCCTGATTAGTTGTTGCTTATATTTACTTCGTTTGCTCAATTTCCTCTAGTAACTGGTTCAAAAGAGCCAGTCTAAAGGATTGCTTGGACCTCATCTGTCGTATTGTCTGATCCATATTCTGAATCATTGGAGTCATCTTTGCTTCGTCAGCAATCAGACTGCGTAGTTTTTCTTCGGTGGTCTTGAACCACACTGTGGTATCGTTCATTTGTTCTTCCCCTTGTATGTTGGCATGGGTTGTGTTGCACCCATATCTCTCACTTCTTTAACTGTATTAAACCTAAAGTAGATGATCAAAACACCAACGATGACGCCTAATATAGCGACCCCCGCTGATGGTATTGGGGCATCAAAAAGGGCAGTATACAGCCATGACGTAAGCATGATCGCGATAGCCAACCGCACTGTTCTGTTACGATAGGCACCTCGAATCAATTTTCTCATGTTATCCCCTCAATTATTGGAAATGGGGCACGTTGCCGTGCCCCACCACTGTTTAGCCTGACAGTCCAGTTGTCAATGCACCGTCTACCGCGATGTTGAGTGGGGTCACCCAAACCGGAGCAGTTGGTGTTGTCTTTGCAGCGAGGTTAGTAATAAACCCGGTACCTGTTGATACTGGATCTGTGTTAGCCGCTGTATTGCCTGTCCAGAAGATTTGGAAATCTAGCAGCACCTTGTTGATGCTGAGATTTGCAATTCCCAGATTTGCCGCAGTGTTTGCTGCTGCACTAGCATTGCCGAAGTATGCGTCCTTGTCAATTACGACGTTGGTTACGACTTCGTTGTTTGCTGGCGTTGACAATTTACGTTGGTCAACATCGCTAAAGGTTGTGTATGTAAACACACCCGTTGCGTTGGTGATTGTAACGTCTTGTATGTACGGAATCGTGATAGCATTTGCTGCCAAATTGCCACCAGTCACCTGTAATACGATTACTGGTTGTGTCCCAGTTGTATTAGTAGTAAGTCTTGCCATGTTATGTATTCTCCTTAAATGGTGTTATTAAACTCTATTCGCTTCGAATTAAATGTATAGGTATACTTTTCCGAGCGGTTGCCGATCTGCACTGTCTTCGTATACGTGGTGTCAAAGTAACCGTCAAATAGACTGATATTTCCTGCCATGTCTTCGATAATCGTCCTCATGTCCGGACCTTGTGGATCTTCTTGAAACGAGATGTACACTATTTGAAACGAGTCTGTGTCTGTATAGATACTGCCACCATAAGTGACACCTATCTGATACGGCTCACGAGACATCGTGCTCACGTCGCGCACATAAACCCCATACTTGATATGGGTATCGTCATTTGGATAATCCGGATACACTTCAACAATGGGGTCCTGTGGTGCTCTATCTCTTAAATATTGCACCAAAGTATCCTTTGTTATTAGTGGCTGACCCACTTAGAAGTATCTCCTGTCACCATTCTGATAATCAACGTCTGCCGTCCAGTTCTCTTCCAGTTTGGTCGTTGGACCATCTGGGGAGTCCTTAAACAGGTCATAGAAGTTCATCAGTTGTAGTGCCTTGGTCCATTCATTTGTATAACGAGTCTTGGCATGTTCGTAGTTTACCTGGTCTACTTGGTTAATGTTACTAATATCCGACACGATACTCTCATAGAATATTTTGATTGCCATAAAGGTATCGAGTCGGATGAGTGTTTGATCACTCTTGATCAAGTAGTTTGGATTAAATGCCGAGATCAGTTGCCCGTTCGGTAAGTTTGTATAGTATGTCGCCCCTATCACGGTATCGCAATATTTCTGCCACCAGCCGAACTCCAACTGGTACAATATTTCTTGGCTACCTACCTTGAAATAATCATCCCAATTGACGCTCATCTGACTGGCTCTGCGTTCAGCAGCAGGATCATAGAATATGATGTCTGCTACTGTTGCATTGCTTATCCGCTGATAGGGTACTGACATGTGTTTACTTTCCTATACTATTTTATCTTAGGCCTGCAAGATGTTAATT